GACTAGTCAAGACGCAAGAACAGGTTGCCGCCGAAGCGTCAGCTGCCATGCAGCAGCAGATTGAAATGGAGGCGCAAAAGCGTCTGATTCAGGTGGGTGGAGATGTTATGACAAACGAGTTAACGCCAGAGGAGAGCACAAATGCAGGAAACAGAAACGCCGTCGCCTAGCGCGGAGCCCAACGCGAGTCCAGCGCCGTCTCTTGAGACGGCTCAGATCCCCAATACTCCACCGCAGGCGGCGGCTCCTACGTCAGCCGCACAGGTGATCGGAAATGCAACAACCGACACGCATGATGCACGCCTGCTTGCCGGCAAGTACAAGAGTGTGGAGGATTTGGAGAAGTCATACCTCGAAGCGCAGAAGCAGTTGCATCAGCGCACCATCGAGAGCATTGACACGCTCACACAACGCACCGGAATCAATCTTGCGGAAACCACGAATGCGTTTATGCAGAGTGGACAACTGCCGCTTTCGGCGGTCGAAGCGTTTGCGAAGGCTGGAATTGGTCAAGCGATGGCAGAGCGCATCGTTCAGGGAGAGGCAGCAAAGATTCAACTAGCACAGTCGCAAGTCGAAAGCGCAATCACTGAAGTCACGAACATTGCTGGCGGGCAGGCGCAACGAGACAACGTGCTGAATTGGGCTGCGAGCTCGCTCGCTAAGGGTGATGTTGAGCGGTTGAACGCTCGACTTGCCGACGCGACACAAGCGGCCTCTGCCATGCGAGAACTTATGTTCCTGCATCAGCAGGCGATAGGCGCAGGGAAGGCGCGCCCGCTTGTGTCTGGTCAAGTTCCTGCGGCAGTTGTTTCTGGCTATTCATCAACGACCGAGGTTGTGCAGGCGATGGCGCGAGTACGCAAGCAGGGGTATGTAGACGAGGAGACTTCGCGCCGCCTCGCAAACACGCCTCGCAACTACATTGAGGGCCACTGACATGAGCCAAAACCTTGTGCAAACAACCACGCAGCAAGTCAGTTATCTTGAATCTATCGGGTCAACCTGTCGGTTTTCTGTTGAGTTTTGTGGGGACAATCCCTCGAAGCGTGTTTGCGAACTTGTTGACATAGCCACGGGCAATCCGTGGAACAAGACTCTTGGCGAAGAGTGGCAGGAGACATTTGATCGCTGCATCGAAACATCAAGGTCTACGCAGTCTTTGAAGCCAAAGACGGCGGCAGAACTTGCCCAAGACGCAATGACGCTCGCGGCAGAGAACGCTCGACTGCGGGAGATGGTGGAGGCTGCACAGGCTAGTGCGGCCTCGGCTCCCAAGCGCAAAGCGCAAACAACCGATCCAAGCTAGGCTCTCCTGCGCTCGCGGTGGTTCTCACGGACCCCGCGGGTTTTACCTTTCTGTTTGGGGATCGTCCTTCCATTGGGGCGGTTCCTTTTTTCGCTACGGCCCGTGACCAGCCAGATACCCGCGCAAGCGGCCTGGGACTCGGAACGGATACCCGTGCAACCCGTGTTTCTTCTTTTTCGCATCAATCAAACAAAGGACTTGCCAAATGTCAAGTACTAATTACGAAAGGGCGTTGTCTGCGTGGAGTGGGTCAGCCCACACAACAGACAACATGGCCCTGACTGTTTTCTCTGGAACTGTTGTGGAGGCGTTCCAGACTGCAAGCGTGTTCTACGACCGCGGCAGCACGTTCATTTCCACCAAGCAACTCAACGGAGCAATCTCAGCTCAGTGGCCGCGTATGGGCGACGATCCAATCGCGTCCTACCACACACCTGGCGTTGAATTGAATGTTCTGTCTGGCTCTGCTGTTTCGCGCATCAAGAGCGATCAGGTTGTCATCACTTGTGATGAGATCCTGGCCAACGCAATTGATGTTCCGTTCCGCGAACTGGCACTGCTGCACTACGAGGTGCTTGGTCCGTATGCAACCAAGCTCGGACGCAACATTGCGCGAATCCTTGATCGCAAGATCGCCATTCTCGCAATGAAGGGTTCTGTTGCCCCTTTGGTTGCCAACATTCATCAAGGCGGCATGAACGTCAATCGCACTGGCAGCGCAGCTCTGACAACTGCGTTCAAAACAAGTCCAGAAGGTGCGTACAAGTTCCGCGAGAATCTAAACGAACTCGCCAAGACGTTTGACGAGCGTTCGGTTCCAGCCGAAGGTCGTTTCTTGTTCATCTCGCCGTACATCAAGTCTGTCCTTCGTTTTGAAGCAAACTTTGATGGGGGAAGCCCTGGAGCCCTTACGAGCGTTCCAACAATGGCTTCAACGTACAGCCGAGACTTGTCGAGACAGCCAAACGATGTCAATGACCGAATCGTTGGCCGCCTCGAAGGGTTCAACGTGATTGTTACCAACAATCTGCCTGCGACGGATCTGTCCAACCCAGCTGCTGGCACGGAAGATGCAGCTGTTGCCAATGTTGCCAAGTATCAGGGCGTTTTCACTGGCGCAAGCACCAACAAGCGTCCAGTCGCCGTTGCCCTGTGCTCTGCGGATACCGGAAGCCCCGGCATCGGCATGGTTCAGGCAATGGGAATGACGAGTCACATCTCGCCAGACGAGCGACGCAACACGCAGTTCCTCAAGGCGCAAATCATGTGCGGCCTTGATGTGATTTGCCCGTGGTCCTGCGGCAGCATCTCGTTCAGCGCAAGCTGATTCACTTTTGACGCAACCCCCGGAAGCTGGGGGGTGGGGCTTCGGCTCCACCCCCTAGTTATTTCTTATGACCACCGAGTCAGGCCGTGTCGTCAACCTGTCGTTTCGTGACTGGCTGGGCCTCATCGGCCTTGTCACTTCCATGCTTGTCATTGTCGTTGGCTGTTGGATTCATCTCATTCGCATGATGGAGCGCATCGACGCAAGCGTTCAGTTTCACAACCAACGACTCCAACGAATTGAGTCGCAACTCGACACAAGGAAACCATGAGCATTTACCCAAACATCGTTACGAAACGCATTGACGGGACGGCAAACGACATTACTGGTCAAGTTGTCGGCTCGTTCTTGAGCACACCGCAGCCAAACTTGAGTAAGGCTGAAACACCTGGCAACTCTGCGGCGGCTTACCCCACCGCCATCCCGACAATAACCGCGCCGTCAACTGCTGGCGCAACGATGCTGCTCTACAACTCAACAACTGAGCAGCCAAACTTGTTGTTGATTGCACCGTACTCAGCAGTAAACAATGCAACTTCGCCAGGGGTCAGGATCATCGGATGGAGGAGCTATGTGCAATCTGGAAGCACGCTCTACTTCCCAACAGTGCTTGCCGATCTAACGCTTACATACAGCACAAACCTTTCTGCCGTAAGCATCGACGGCGTCAATCGGCATTTCTTCTACGCAATCACTTCTGCAAGCGGAGTGCCAACCGTCAATGTGTACTCGCCAGGATCGACTGTTTCGGCGTTATCTAATCCGCCTGCGTGTGCTTTGATTGACACCGTGGGATCGCAAATCATCACAGCGCAATTTAAGGGTTCAGGTTCTGCAACAACCTTCGGCGCACTTTACTGCGTCATTTGATATGCGAAGCTCGATTTCTCGCTCTAGTCGCCCATCGTCTGCTAGCGCACTTAAACAGATTGCAACAATGACTGGTGGCGACAATCGGACGCTCGACCTTGATTTTACGAACGGTGTGATTGACAGCCGCGTGAGTTTTTACCGCAGCACAACCGGGACATTTATCAATTCAAGCGGTGTGCTGCAAACCGCCGCAGCTGGAACTCACACATCAATCAATCAAGTTGCGCGATTTGATCACGACCCGATTACACTCACGCCGCGTGGCCTATTGATTGAGGATGCTGCTACAAATGTTTTGACCGGCATAACCTCTGGCGGTTGGGGTCGAAACAACATCAACGGAAGCGGAGGTGGCAACAGTCTTGCGTTTGGACAAACGGGACCAGATCAACAAAGCAATACGGCTGCGAGAATCACAACGGCGGCATCCACATCGTTTACAAGCATGAACATTGGAATTGTAACCAATGGTGCAGGTACAGTACGAACATTTAGTGTGTGGCTCAGGGGCGTTGGAGCAAACACTACGGCCAGTATTGGCATTTTCGGATCAAACACGCCATCTGGCGTCCAATCCAATCAATTCGGCAGCGGTGTTACGGTGACCACAACCACAAGCGGAAACAATCTATTTGCACTTGTAACGGGACTGTCTACAACTGCGTGGACCCGCGTAAGCATCAGCAGAACTGACTCGCAGGTCAGCTCCGACTCATACAGAATTGTTCCTGGCAATCACACTGCAACAATCGCCAGTGGGTTGTCGATTGATGTCTATGGTCCGCAAGCGGAGAGCGGGTTCGTGATGTCCAGCACCATTCTTACAACCACCGCGCAAGTGACCCGTGATGCTGATATTGTGGAAATGGATGTTGCAACACTGCTTGGGAACGGCACGGGAACCCTTGTAGCCCGCGGAACCACTCGACTTGTCGGTGACTATGTTTGTTTGGCCAGTTTGAACGATGGCTCACCCGATAACTCAGTTGAAGTTGGCGCAGAAAGCAACGAAGGCAGATTGATAATTGTCGCGGACGGGTCGGAGGAGGTCAACACAACATGTGGAACGGTCACGGCAAACAAAAGCTACTGTGTTGCTGGCGCTTATGCCACGAATGATGCTCAGGTGTCCTGCAACGGCGCATTGGGTTCGCGCGCAACACCAACTAATGCGCCCGACAATGTTGGTGTATTGTTTATCGGTATGAACACAACACAAAATGTTGTTATGAATGGGACAATCGAGCGAATCATTTACTTTCCGACGCTTTTGTCTGACGCGGCTCTGCAACAATTGACCACATGAAAAAGACGATCCAAGCAATCGGCGGAACACCGAGCATGTATCTGGTGTTGACGTGAGATGGATTCTCTGTTTGCTTCTGATCGGGTGTTCTGCAAGTGAACGCATAAGTACAACCGCAACGGCGATTCGACAAAAGGCTGACGAAATCATCGTGTCGGTGGATCAAATCCACGACAATGATGCACAGGTGGAACAGATACGGTCCAATGCAGAGTCAATCCGCGAAGCAGTCGGCGTGATTCATGCCACTGTGCCGCATGTTGCAGATATCACGCCCTGGTGGGCAACGCTGCTGAAGTGGCTGGCAATGGCTGCGGTCGGCGCTGCTGCCGTTTGGCTCTTGACTGCCAGCGGAATACTTGGCGCAATCCGCGCAGCAATTGGCTGGATACCAACTCGCACACGATCTACGGCATCCATGATCTCATCGACCATCCGCGACGACAAGCCCGAGACTGTTCGGGAACTCGTTGCAATGATGCGGGCGCAAGACCCGACTCTCGACCGCGCACTTCAAGACCTCAAACAAAAGGAGTCCCATGATTCTGGCAAGCATTGAAAGTTTACTCGGTTCGCTGT